GTGCCATTCGTCGTCGTTCCCGTGACGCTGATGTTTAGTCCTGTGGCATCAGCGGTAAGCCAACGAACGATGACACGACCCGAACCACCGTTGCCGCCGTTGTTATTATTACCACCGCCACCACCGCCACCACCACGATTAGCCGTAGCGTTAGCACCCGCCGCTGCACCGCCACCGTTCCCTGCGTTCGTGCCAGCAGTTCCACCAGTAGCGCCACCACCACCACCACCACCTGAGTACGAGGTGCTTACGCCGTCATAACTGTTTGTGGAGGCTGAACCTCCAGCACCGCCCGTTGAACCCGAAGCGTTACCGCCGACGCTTGCAGCGCCTCCTCCACCACCACCAGCAGTACTTGTGGAGTCACCACCATTGTTGCCTTCACCAGAAACACCAGTAGCAGCAGCCTCGGCAGCATCCGAACCACGACCCCCTCCTGAGCCACCTGTCTGACCATAAGAATCCTTACCTCCACCACCGCCACCACCATTTGCGGAGTTGATGAACGAAGAAGCAGTACCGTTTTTGCCTGTGAGAGATTGGTTGCCACCGAATCCCCCAGCACCACCAGCACCAACCTTGACCGTGTAGGTCGTTTTGCCGATGATGCCTGAGCCTGTTACAAAACCACCAGCACCACCGCCACCGCCGCCCTCATTTGCCCCACCAGCGTATCCGCCACCACCGCCGCCGCCGACAAGCAGGAACTCAACAGGCAATACTTCTTGATATCTAACCGTTCCTACATGAGATCCTGTTATTCTTCTACGGATATAGACGATTCCTGATCCGCCTGCAAAACCATCTCCTCCAGCGGTGGCATTTGCGCCACCACCACCACCTGTATTGGCTGTTCCAGCATTTCCTCTTGTTCCGCCTCCGCCAGTTCCACCAACTCCACCAGATGCTCCACCGCCTCCGCCACCACCTGCAATAAAAGTTGTTGATGGGGACTGTCCAAGGAATGACGAAATATCTAAACCTGCACCACCATTTCCTCCTGCTGTTCCAGAGGCGTTTGAACCTACAGCTCCTGCTCCACCGCCTCCACCACCACCTTGGTTATCTGTATTTTGAGCAGTTCCTCCGTTGAATCCTTGAAGCCCTGTACCGCCAACATTGAAAAGCGAGTTCCCACTTCCAAACCCACCACCGCCACAACCTCCTGGGTGTGCAATAAATCTGTCATTACCGGTCGTTACTCCGCCACCCTGACCGCCACCAACGCCAACAATGTCAGTAGGCGACCATGATGCGCCCCCTATTCTTGACGACGAACCATTCATGCCAAGCCTTCCAGTACCGCCAGCACCAATAGTTACAGTCTGATTAGAACTTAAATATACAGTTTCTTGAATAACACCACCAGCACCTCCGCCACCACCATAGGAACTAGTAATTCCATAACCCGCAACTGAACCTCCGCCAACAACTAACACATCAAACCAACCTGGTTGAGAAATGGAAAGTGTGCCCGTTGCGGTAAATGTATGAAGTTTGTGTGCAACACCAGAAACGGTGATGTCTGTTTCCGTACCACCAGATGCAACACCGTATTCGGTTGCGAGTCTAGGCTTGCGAGAATTGGAAACACCCATTTACTAGTTTTCCTCTACCTCTGGTGCAGGTGGGATAATCACCACACCGTTTATTACTTCCCAACCAATACCCGCAGGATTTTCGGGTGTGTATTCAATCCATTCTCCACCTTGAGCCGCAATCCATGAATCGTCAGCGACAACTACGTTTACCACAACGCCATTTTCTATTTGTGCAAAAGTTTTACTCATGCCGTTACCTGATATTCAATCCACACATAGCCGCTACCGCCTGCTGCGCCATTAGTACCAGCGGTGCCACCTGCACCTACGGTGATGGCGATGCTTGCGGCTGGGGTAACTGCTGCACCGCCGACAATGTATGCACCATCACCGCCTAAAACATTCACCGCAGTAGTGCTGCCGTTATCCCTGCCCCGTGCGCCAAAGCCGCTGTTGGCGACTGCGCTAAAGCCGTAATTTGATGCTGTGGTATCTGCGTTGCCGCCCGTAGCCGATACGGTGCCGCCTGCAAATGCGACCGATGAAGTACCACCTGCGCCTGCGCCCGAACCAGTGCCGCCACCGCCTGCACGAATGTGTGCCACCGCATAAGTAACACCAGCAGGAACAGTCCAAGTACCCGACGCAGTAAACCTATCCACTTTCGTAATCATTTTACGCTCATAATTCTGTAGACCGACATAACCTCTATCGGTGACTGTGAAACTGTATGCTGCTGAAAGACCCACACTGTTATCCTCCTATTAAACTTCTTTTTCCCAACCGATGACTGTTACATTGACAACACTATTTGCATCGGCTAAACCTTCTAATGTTTCACCTGCTGTGAGGACAAGTGCTGTATCAAAAACCATAATGTCGTTTGCACCAATTGGTAATTGAGACATTAATCTATTTGCAGCAACCGCTGCATTTCCAATAGCCAAAGAAACCGTTCTATCAACGGTATCTGTATTGGTAATAACGATCTGCTTTAAAACCTCAACCCGGCTTGCTGAAACTGTGCAAACCGTTGTTGTGTTTGTATTAAGCTGTGTTGGACCGCCAAGCCTAGCTTCTGTTCTATCTCCTACTGCCATTTTTTATCTCCTTAATAACTTATATTATACCCTAATTTATGCTCCGATGTCCATAATAAATATGGCGGCAGCATTTGATGTTAAGGGATTACTTGAAACCTGTGTCCATTCCAGACCAGTTGCTGTTGCAGAGTTTGCTGCAAGAACATAGCCATTTGTACCAAGTGCAATCTTAGAAAGCGTATTATCTGCTGTACCGACTAGAATATCGCCCTTGGCATCAATTTGATTAAGAACTGTATTGAATGGAGCTGCTCCAATTTCAATCCAAGCCGAATCGTAATAAATATATGTTCCGGCATCTTCTGAATTAAACCAAACCTGACCCGCTATCGGGCTAGATGGTGCAGAGTCGCTGATTGTAACACCAAGAGGATTACCACCAATTTCAACCCATGCTGAATCATAATAAACATATGTCTTACCATCATCTGAATCAAACCATAGAGATCCAGTTGTTGGTGAAGAAGGTGCTGATGAAGAAACAGTTGCACCGCCAGCACCGAGCTCTGTATAGTTTGTACCATCAACTGTAAACTCCCATTTATCCGTTGATTCGTTCCAGCGAATAGCAACATTTGTAGAGTCACCTCTTTCAACTTCAATTCCCGCATTTAATGCTGGAACACCAGTAACCCCAGAATTGAGAAGAACAAAGTTATCTTCAACATTAAGATTTGCGGTATTAAGAGTTGTTGTATTTCCATTAACAGTTAAATCTCCAGTAACTGTAAGATTGTTTGCAATAGTAACATTGGCTGGAAGACTTAATGTAACAGCAGCACTTTCTGATCCAGAACCAGTTACTGTTATTTCATTTGCAGTACCGGTAATTGTAGCAACATAGTTGCCTGTTGTATCTGTACCAAGAGTAATTGGTCCATTAATCCACAGCGTTCCGTTATACTTTAAAAAATCTCCAGATGCAACATTTGAAAACTTAACATCGTGCAATTCTTCAAGTTCATAACCATTTTGTGTTGCAACGTAAATGATTCCGTTGTTGGTTGCACGGACGACCACACCAATAAAAACAAGATGGTCTGGGGCGGTTGGTTTTGTCTTTGTAAACGCACCGTTCTTGCCCAACCACAGAACATCTCCAGTTGAATAACCTACACTTAAATCTACTCCATCAACATAGCCACGAGTTACAATAGGACCATTTTGTGAAGCCGAGATAGGATTAGCAACAATACCTAATGTCTTTGAAGATGTTGCATCACTTGAGTTGTCTGCTCTTTTAACAGTAGCATGATCGCCGGTTCCACCAAAAAGATAAACAACAGTCCCCGTTGTTAATGTATTTGCTTCAGCATTTCTAACATATGAAACAACTGGGATATGACTATTAACCCATTGTGTTCCGTTATAACTTAAACCCTGAAACTCTTCAGCGGCAGTAATTGTAACATCAGTCAATCCGCCGAGCGTATCGGCATTCTCTGATTCAATAAGTAGTGATCTATTAAGTTCAGGCATATTCGACACCGCTAATTGTAAATGTTATAGCATTGGCTGTTACTTGAGTAACATGAATACTACTATTAGCAGGCACGACTATGGATGTGTTATAGAAAACAACATTATTTGCCAAAACATTCACATTGCTAACAATTTTATTTGCATCAGCAACTGATGTTCCATTAACAAGAAGGTGAATGCTACATACAGCATTTGAAGCTGTTGTATTGCACAAATTGATGTTTTTAATTATTGAATAGTTGCCAACTGTATTTGAAACAGTATAAACATTAGAGCCAGCTCCAACATTAGATCCAACATAAAAACTCTTAGGTGTTAAATTAGCCATTTAGACCCCCATCCAAACTAAAACTTCATTATCATATGTTGTTTGATTCATGTCTTGAATAACTGTTGCATCAAGAACATGATCAACAAAAGCACCAGTGGTATGTATTGATGCAGAAGAACCATCATATCCACGAGAAGTAACAGTAAATGTATTAGATGTTCTTGAAGAGATAAGAATTTTCTCTTCTGACAAAGTTCCTCTATCAATTACAATTACAAAAGGATTTGTTCCGGAAGGAAAAGTGGATGCATCAACAACCGTGATTGAAGTATCTGAGTTGCTAATATTTGCAGCAAGTGTTGTTCTTAACACACCACCACTAAATTCTCTTCTCAACATGGGCTCTCCTTAATCAATGCTGATATCAAGATCGCCAGTTGCGATTCTTAGTGTGTCTCCAGCATCTGTTGTCTTATTTGCCGTAAGTGTTCCCCAAAGCAATAAGTTTCCACTTGTTAGGTTATCAAAAATTCCAATAGCTACAGTTGTAGCAGCAGGCATATTTACGAAATCAATATTTGAATCATTAGAAGTTGCACCGCTAGAAGCAGCAGTGAATGTTGCGGTCTGGCGAGCATAGGAGCCACCGGTAACTTCTGTACCGCCGCCAGTATCATCTGGTGCTACTGTAAATAGAGCAACATAGACAGCCGAAGGCTTTGTAAATGTTGTTGTCCCCAAGAAGTGATCAATCAGCTTATTCTCAAGGTAATTAGAAAGATTGCCAGCCATTAATTATGCCTCCAAACTATTATAATACATTTGCTTTTCTTCGTCAGTAGGCAATCTAAAATTATCTAAAGCCAACAATCTATTTGCCTCTTCCGCCGATAGTTCAAGCATTCTATTTTCTTGCGTAAAAGTAAAACCGTTTGATAATGAATAAGAATATCCGCTTTCAAAAAAGACAATTGACTTATCACCAGATGGCACTTCAGCAGGAGCTACCTTTTTAGGTTTAGCCTGCTTTGTTTTCTTTGGAGCTATATCTTCACTTTTAATTACATTATCACTCATAATCATCCCTTTATATTGTTTTGGCGGGGCGGAATAATCCACCCCGCCGCAACAACTAATTACAGACTATTAATTAGAGCGAACGCAACTTGACGTTCTTTGCAATGACATAAGAAGCACCGTTCTCAATGTTGCTTGCAAGTCGGACAAATTGTGTGTACTCAATCGTGTCTGTCTTTGGCTGGAACTGACGATACACAGTAATATCTCTGTGGATACCAACAATTCTGTTGTTGGGGAATGTCAATTCAACATAGCCATGGCTACCAGCAGCACCCGAGTAGTCACCAGTCACTGTCTCTGGCATCAGCGGGATTTCCACCAGCGGAATACCATAAGGAGCAAGACCAGTTGCACCAGGGCCACCGTTTGCACGGATAGCACCGTTCATGAATGCCTGTTCGCCAAATGTCGAACCAGGAGCAGGTGCACCAGCAGTTGCTGCAGTTGCCGAGTTGGGGTTCTGCAGGCTGAATGATGTATCCTGAACCAAACCAGGACCAGTGAAGAAACGCAATTCATTACGCTTCTGCAGGTACTTAGTTGGCATGTTACGGAGAACGCGATCGTATGTTGCACGAGACACGTTATTTCCGCCTTCATCAACTGTCACACCGCCGCCAAGAGCCAACTTAACGAAACCGTCAAGAGCCTTCAGCAGACCGTTGTTAGACGATGTATTACCATTGATCAAGAGGTCATCCATGTCATTTGCTGTCTGGCGAGCCATCACCTGTGCGATGTGGTCTTCCAGCGAAGCACCTTCAATGTTATCCTCAAGCGACTCAGTGCTCAACTCCCAGTCAAGACGAAGCTTAACGCTAGAAAGCGAAACCTTCGTGAAAGTAACAGGGGCATTTGAGCCGGTGTCTGTTGCCTCAGTTGCTTTTGCAAGCAAGCGAGTACCAATGGACAGTTTGTCAATCTCCATCTGCGGTGTGCGCATGCGAACGACACGCGAGTTACGCATCAGGTTGGACTGATCTACCACGAAATCAATAAAACGATTTGACTGCTCAGGCTTGAGCAGACCACCGCTTGCATTGCCAACGACGCTCGTAGTAACTTCGTCAGCCTTTGCAAGAATCTCTTCTTGTGTTGCCATAATTGTTGTTCCTCCTTAATTACGACTTGTAACCCAAAGACTCAATAAGAGCCTGTGGGAGATAAAGGTTGTTCCAAAGCGACTTGGGGGCAGTCTTT